TTGTTAAACCACCATGAAGTGTTTTATAAGTCGCCTCTGCTAATTGATATTCTTTTGCCACCGCAGGAGCTTCAGCCGTATACAACCCATGCCCATAGGCTTGATTTCCTTCACCCGTGCCAATCTTGCTGGCATCAAAGCGGTCAAACTTGTGTGGACTGCCGTGGTACACATCCAATTGAGGCATTAACCCCTTGCTTTGCAAGTAACCCTCTCCCATACGCACTGCCGTTGGACCCAGCGCCCTAACGCCTGCTTTAACGGCTGGTGCAAGCATTGGTGCGAGTGGTGCTATCTGGGCTGCAGTTCCAACAGGAAACCCAATCTGAGCGCCTGACCTGACCCTGGCGGTATTGGGGTCCAGGACGCTCCCAGCCATCTCGTCTGGTGCCATGCCCAGCAGTCCACCCAGGCCACCATAGACCTCGGGATACTGCTGGCGCAGGTAAGGCTCTGATGGACCCTGCAGTTGCCGAACATCAGCAAGCAAGTTCGGCTTGCGCTTCTTCAGAAACTCCTCATCATCCAACAGCCCCATGATGCGCCCCTAACTGATCTGCGTGATGGACACATCGGTGGCAGTAGCGCCACGAATCACAGCCACCTTGTCACCAGAGGCGCAGGCCACATACTCAATGGCATTCGCTGGCAGCATCGGCGAGGTGGTCAGGCTGGCGGTAGGGCTGGCGCCAATGGCAAAGTGGCAGTGCGCTGCAGAACCATTCGCCAAGCGCAGTATGGTGACTCCTGTTGCCACTGCCGTTGACTGTACGCTGCTGGCTGTAACTGTCATCACCTGGGTGGTGCCAAGTGCGCCAAAGATTGTGACCTGACCGTTGTCGTCCCGAGATAGCTTGCTCATTGTGATGCTCCTATTAAAGTTCCAAAACCTAGTTGCTGTGCCTTCTGTCGCAGTGATGTTGCCAGTGGCTCCACCCGCATGATATTCGCCTTCGCCATCATCATCGCCGCCAGCTTGGGGTCCAGCATGGCCTGCACCAGCAACTGCTGAATCTGCTCATCAGGCAGCTTGTACAGGAAGTCCAACGGCCTGGACATTGTTCTGAGGGTGGTGTTGCTTGCCATCGACTCGCTGAAAATCTTACCAATGAGGTTGCCCATTGACATATTCTTGAAGGTGTCTGAGCCTGGTGGCTTGATGCCGGGTGAGGTTGCCGCCATGCCCCTGTTGATCTCGTTGATGATGTTGTCCAGCTTGCTCTGCGCTGAAGGTGACAGCTTGGTGCCTAGCTCATCCTGTGCAGCCGCAAGCTGCCTGCGAAGTGCTGATGCCGCCAGGACAGGGTTACCCGTACTGAGGTTGGGCAGTCCCGTTGTGACCTTGGCCTCAATGCCCTGCAGCAGACGCATCTGGTCAATCCCTTGGGAGGACTTGGCGTACTTGTCCATGTAAGCCCGAAAGCCTGGCGCACCAGCGTCAATGGTCCTGTCAATGACAGGCAGCAGATCAGCGAGTTGTCCCTTGGCGAGTCTGAGGTTGGACAGGTCACCAGACAGCTTTCCAGACATGGCGTCAGTGATGTCCTTGCGGACGCTGTACAAGGACATTGGGTCAATGGTGCCTGTCTCTGGGTTCACTCTCTTTGCCAACAGACCCTGGACGTAGACCATCGCATCATCAACCGTCTTGCGTTGCGTTGCCGGGTTGCTCATAATGCCTTCAATGGCTGAGATCACAGGCTGAACGTCCACCGCCTGCTTGTTGGCAAATGCAGCCTCACGCATCGGTCCTGTAATCGTTTCACGCTTGGCCTCTGCGTAGGGGATAGAGCCAGGCTTGCCTGATATCTGTCGGAAGGCGTTGAGGATGGCCTCCTGGTTTGCGTTGATCTGCTGACCAAACAGGTTGCCACCAGTGTCCAAACCCCTGATGGCAGTCTCTGCACCAGCCAGGCCAGGGTCACGCGCTGTGCCAGCCGCCGTGGGTCTAACGCCAGGCACCAGAGGCGCAGACATCTCCATGTTCCTCATGGCCTGCTCTGGTTTGGTGGCTATTTTGTTCAGCACATTGCCAACAATGACCTGGCGTCCCTCCTCTGTGAACGGCTTGAGCATTGCACCAGGAACTGACAAGGCTCGTTGTGTGGTGGACAGTGTTGGCCCTCCTGGAGCCACCATACCCGCCATCAATGCACCGCCCATCTGAGCGTAGGGGCTGGCACCACCCTCCCGCAATGCACCTCCCGCGGTTGCTGCTGACACCCCCGCTGCTGACTGTGCCTGTGGGCTTTGCGCGAAGAATTTAGCGGCCTCACTGAGCATCCCCGGCAACCTTGGGGCAACTTCGCCAGCAGCCCTGGCAACTCCAGCAGTGCCATAGCCAGCACTTGCAATGTCCTGCACCACCCTCTCCTGGGCAGTCTCAGGTTGTGGGAAACCCATGCGGTTGACGTTGTACTGGGCGGCTTGGGTGCTTGTTGGCAGCTTTGTCCCTGTCGCCAGGTTGAACAGGTTTACCAAAGGGTCCACCACCATTGGCACTAGTCCCCCAACAGTCATCGCAGACTGAACCATTGGCCTCGTAGCCAAACCAGCCTGGCGCATCATCTCATCTGGCATTGACCTAGAGCCTGGTGCTGGTGGCAACTGCTTCAGAGCCTCAGTGATCTCCTCCATGCTCATCCCGTCAGGGAATGAGACATCACCGTAGCCGAGGACGTTAATGACTTGTGCCATGATAAATTCCTATCGGTTCACGAATTTCTTTTGGGCAGGGTCCCAGGTCAGACCACCACCACCCATACCTGGTGCCGCAACAGGACCACCTGGTTGCCTAACTATTGATGGCACATTGGCTGGTGCGCCAAGAGCAGTGTTTAGGTTTGGAAGTTTATATGCGTTGCCAAATGCCTCGTACTCACTTCGTTTATTGTTGTATGCCTGACCCGCCGCTGCATACAGCTCATTGGACAAAGCCTTGTAATCAAGACGCTGTGTTGGTGTCAACTTCTGACCCGTCATCGCTTGGTTAAGATAATTTTTCAATCGGTCCATGCGTCCAGCAGCAGCCATTGCAAGTGCAAGTTCCGTTTCTCTAACCACAGAACCCTCATCCATTAGCTTCATCATTTTCGTTGCACCAGCAAGGTCACCAATTGGAGTTTCCTGGTTCAGCGCAGTATTTACTTGATTGAATGCTGTTTGCATTCCTTGATATTCTTTGTAGATAGGCTCACCCTTAAAGGCTGAACTTAACTTCGATACATTCTCAAAACCCTTCTGCCCTTCGTTCATGTTGACTACAGTGGACGCTGCTCCAGACCTCCTTATTCGCTCAACATTTGCCATCGTGACAGGCATTCCCATCTTATTCAATAACTTGATTTCATTGGGGGAAGACTCTAGCAATTGGTAATTTTCCAGTGTCAATGGCAATCCAAGTTCAGCCAATTGCCTTGCCTTTTCTGATGGGTTTTGTTTCGGACCAATGCCAATAACTGGTGTATATCCACCACCTCTTTGTGGTGTCATCAGCATGGGCTTACCATCAGGACCAGTAACCTCAATTGGCGCAACAGCTGCCTCTTGTTTAGGAGCAAAACCAGATACTGGACGTAGACTTCCATCAGCCATTTTCTGAACCAATACTGGCTTACCATCTGCACCAGTAACTTCAAATGGTTCCCCTGGCGCAGCTTGTTTAGGACTTGCACCAGTTACTGGACGCAAAGTTCCATCTGATAACTGCTGAACCAGCATGGGCTGACCATCAGGACCAGCAACTTCAAACGGCTGGCTCGGAGCAGCTTGTTTAGGAGTTGCACCAGTTACTTGACGTAAAGTTCCATCTGATAATTGCTGCACCAACATGGGTTTACCATCAGGACCACTAACTTCAAACGGCTGGCTTGGCGCGGCCTGTTTAGGGGTAAATCCAGCCACAGTACGGAAAGTTCCATCAGGCATTGGCTGGACCATGACTGATTTTCCTTCTGCGTCAGTCATTTCAATTGGCTGACCAGGCGCAGCTTGCTTGGCGCTGACACCAGTTACTTGACGCAGACTTCCATCTGGTAGTTGCTGAACCAGCATGGGTTTACCATCAGGACCAGTAACCTCAAATGGCTGACCTATTGTTCCTTGTTTAGCGCCATATCCAACTACTGGACGGAAAGAGCCACTCTTCATCTGCTGGAGCAATACTGGATTGCCCTCTGCATTGGTTACCTCAATTGGCGCACCCTGCACCTCATCCCGCGGGTCAAGTTTCTGCGCCAAATCCTCATACTTCATGGCCTGTTCACCCTGACCAGACATTGCCAGCATCTGTGCTGCTTGGCGGTATTGATTAGCCCTAGCAACATTGGGGTTCACTGGCATTGCAGCATCCTGCGCTGCGCCTGGAGCTGCTTGAGGTTTAAATACACCAGCAATCATGTCCTGCAACGCTTTCGCCTTCTTCGCCTCGTCCAGCTTCTGCTTCAGCGCCATCTGGGTCAAGGCACCCGTCTGCGCTTTCTCGTACCCGGCCTGGCCTGCCTCAAACGCACCACCTAAAGCCTCGCCAATGCCAATGCGCCGGGTGCTTTCACCACCAGCCTTCAGCAAGGCTGCTGACGCTGCCAGCATGGCATTGCGTTGCATTGCAGCCCTCTGCTCTGGCGTCAGGTACTCGTCCAGGAAGTTACCACCGCCACCGCCAAAGGCGCTGCCTAAATTACCCAGCAGACCCTCAAGGTTAAATTCAGCCATGATTGATTCTCCTAGCCTAACAATCCAAGAAGACCGCCAATTGCAGCACCTGGAAGACCGCCGAACTGGTAACCGTATCCAGCACCACCCAGTGCGCCAGATAAGGCATTCCTGGTGGTTGGTGTTGAGGTGCTTCCTCCAGCGTTTGGCAGGGCAGTTGACATTGCACCCTGGGTGATGCCCAGCTTCTCAACGCCGATATTACGCATGGCATCTAACTCTTGCTGGCTAAGACCTTGCCGCGCTGATCCTGCGCCCATCACAGCTCTTCCTCCCTCCAGGCCCATAGTCTGTTGCTGCTGCCCAAGCGAACCTAGCTGGCCTGCAGCAGCCATGCGTCTTGTTAGGTCTTGCTGCATCAGGTTGGCGCTGGTGTCAAACCCCTTCATACGCAAATCAGCGGACATCTGAGCAGCCTTGTCAGCATAGGCTTTGTTGGTGGCTCCCTCCGCAACACCCTGGCGTGTACCGCCAAACGCCTTTGCCCTGGTTGCTGCTTCACCCATCTGCTGCACTGCCGTTTGCCGTGATGCCTCAATGTCACCAAGATTGTTTTTGATGACCTGCTCGGTGTACGGGTTCATGTAGTTGCCAATGTTGGCAAAATTGGCTTGTGCCGCCGTGACATCCCCAGGCGTGTAGCCCGTAGCCCCAGCCTGATTGCTCATTCCAGCGTTGATGCCGCCCGTGTAGTACGGTTGGAACTGAGCAGCTTGGTTGGCGTACTCTGCTGCAGCGTTGGTTGTGGCGATTCCTGGGCCTGCAATGGCAGTGTTGACCAGTTGCTCCTCACCAGCTTGGTAGAGTGGATTGAAGTCAGCAAACTGCCTGGTTGGCAATGCCGCCGCAACACCCTGCGCCTGACCCAAGTTTTCCAGGTAGGCTTTTTTAATGTCTGGGTCAATTGATGTTGTGCTTGTCTGACTGCTGCCGCTTTTGCTCATGGTGTTACTCCAACAATGATTTCAAACGCTTGGCGGGAATCTTGCCAGCATTGATTTTCTCTAAAATGTTTTCGCCGTATTTCTGCACTGCACTTTTCTTGATGACAAACTCGCCGTTTTGCAAGGCAGCATAGCCATCGTCAGGACCAGGTGGGTTGTTCATCTGGGGTTTCATGTTGACCATGCCGCCTTTGGCAAGAAACGAACCTAAATCGCCACCCTCTACTCCAGGCGCACCTAGTCCATCTCCAGATAAACCGCCAATATCTTGGTCTGCATTTCCTGATTTGCCAAAACTAGATTTGCCAGAAGCACCAGCGTAATCTATACCAGCTTGAGTCGGATTAAAAGCAGCATCAGTAACTGACGCTCTCGGCCCAAGCGAAGTACCAGAACCAAAAAGATTTGCTACCCGTGCCATGCCAAGAGCCAGCGGGTCAATATTAAAGCCAGGTATCCCACCAGCATTGTCAGTTCCCGGTCCACGCGCATCACCGACATTGCTGCCACCACCGCCAGCGGCTGGCGTAGTGATCAGGCCGGGTAACTTCTTGTAAATTGATGGGTCAAATCCACCAGCTAATCCTGTTGGTGGTAATGGGGTTGATCTCTGTGGCGTCAATGCCATCAGAGAGGCGTATGGGTTTGATGATCTCGTTGCAGTTTGAATGTCGGAAAGCAACGGCTGGGCCTGTTGCACTGGTGGATTATTCATACTTGAATTACCCGAGCTTGGCCTTGCATTAAGCGCAGCCCTTTGTAAATCATATATTTCTTGTAGCGTCAATGCCATGCTATAACTCCTTACTCATAATCCACCACTGTGGCGTGTAACCCTGCTGCACCATAAATGTCCGCTGCCAGCCCTTGCGTCCAGCGAGTGTGACGCGAGTGCATCCAAGTCCCTTGCCCCAGGACTCAATCATTGGCGTCATCATTTCAAGCTCGTCCATCTTGCCTGCTGCTAAAAAGTAGTTGAGGCATTTTGACCGTGGGTGGAGAACGATCTCCGTCACAATCACCGAACTTCTTCCAGGCCAGAATTGCATCTTGGCTTGCTGGACCAACTCAACGACATCATCGAATGTGTGAGTACCCGCTGAATATTTTAAGGCTTTTTCGATCTCTGGCCTCAATCTCTCAATATCTGTCATAGCGCCGTTGCCGACAATGCCCCTGCGTTGCTGACCACCACAGAGAACCTGCTTCCATTCGGTGAGGTGAGTATCAGCTTGCTGTTGCTGATTTCAATGTCCGCATTGATCTTGCGGTTTTGCCTGTCGGCGCTCTCCATCAGGAAGTTACGCTGGGCCTCTGCCACTGGCGTGTAGGTTTGCGGTGGAGTCGGAACCTTCATTACCGCTTCCCGGCTGGCACTGCATCTAGACGCATCACCCCCACCCGCCAATCACTCAGGCTGTCTGATGTCACCTTCATCTTGACCTGGCGTCCTGAGAACCTGGCGTCAGTCGGGTTGGCACTGGTAAATGGTCCAAAGCTGGTTTCTGTCCCCATTGGGTAGAGGCGGCTGCTGAAGCTGATGCTCACATCACCCAGGTTGGACTCGTCAGGTATCACCTGCCGAACCTGCATGATCTGATCACCATTGCCAATCTGAACTGGGCCTGACTCTGCGAAGATGGTTTGGCTGTCGTAATCAAAGCCCGCCTCATGCTCGTAGATGAACCCGTCAGAGCTGACCATCAATGGGTTGTTGAATACGCCCTTGTCAACACCAGCCAGCCTGGACAATGTTCCCAGGCTCCAGTGATTCTCGCGGTAGTTGTAGATGCAGTAGGAGTCATTCTCGATGCTGTTGGTGCTGGTGTAGAACCACCAGATTTCACCGAACTTGCTATTGTGGACCGCATACACCTTGCTGGCCTGCTCAAAGTTCATATTGCTGAACACGAAGTCACCAATGTCGCTCGGCAGTGGCTTGACGTATCCATCGTAAATCCAGAATCCAGAGCGTGACATCCAGATGGCGGCAGTGTCGATTGCCGCAACAGCCTGGGGTCCAATCAAGCCGCAACCAGAGCCAGCCTTCTCAAAGCTGAAGACGAACGGCTGACCAATGTAGCTGCTGGTGTGGACATCAACATCAGTAAATATCAGGTTGACGCCACGAACCCTCTTGCCAGCCACGATAGAG